CTAACAAGGGGCACGAGCCCCACTCATTACCACAAAAGCGCCTCCTGCCCAGTTCTGCGCAGATAGTCTAGATAGGTCTGCGGCGTCTGGTACTGCAACCAGTCGCCCGGACCTTCGAGCACGGGGGGGTTTCTGAAGACGCCAACGGACACACCTGCACCAGGGCGGTACGCCCGTCCTCCAACACTGGGAGCGCGCCCCATCACATCAATGGCCGAATTGACACTTCTAGGCTGAGTGAGCTCTAGTAGCACGCGGCGGTCAATCTGATGGGCACAAAGAAGTGCGGCGATGGCATCCACACTGGTTTCCGACTTAGACCCATACACCTGGGCCGCAGCAGACTCCAGCGTCGATCTGTGCTTCTTCGTGGCGCGAACGGCTTCGGGGGTCGCGCGGATAGTGCGATCGACGTCAGTCAAGATTTGCTGAACTACTGGGTCTACGCCCATATAGTCGCACATCAATGCCCTGACGTACAGCTTGTCATCCACGGGGTTTTCAGTCGGCCGAGCCACAAGCTTTGCAATAGCGTCGCCATGTGGCCGGGTCAATATGAGCCCCTTGGGTGTACGAAGCACCGCACGCGAGCAGAAACGTATGCGTGCCGATAAGTTTGAGACCTCAGTCTCATCCTTCTTGAGAGTCATGCCCACCTCTTTAAGGAGGGCGGCATGCTCATCGACATCATACGCGACGCCGCAATCGGTGAACGCGGTAGAGATAATCAGTTGATTGTCCCCGTACGACAACAGGGCACCATCAACCGCATCAGCTACCGCGTCCCTCGAGTAAGGCCTTCCTGCCTTCCGCATCGCCCGCGCCACCGCCGCCACGGCGAGGAGCGTGTTGCCGACAGTGTTGAGCACGGAGGTGTAGAAGCTACCGCTCGGCATACACCCGAAGAGCTTGACCAAGTACCCGGATGGGTGCTCAACGATCTTCTCTTTAAGGGTGCGCCGCATGTATGCCACGGCAGCCTCCCGTGATGCCCTATCCAGAGGGGACAGGCCTGTCTTGTCGACAGCTACCTCCATCAAGTTGAAAGCCAACTCAATGAGGAACTCTGACATGTTGGCATCCCACTTCGCGATGTCAGACATGATAGCGGTGGCACCGCCGACAAGCTCCGGCCCATCCCCAAGGACGCGTTCAACAACACTGAACAACTTACCCGCGCGGCCCCTATTCGGGCCGAACCCGGGCCCATGCATGGGGTCATGGTCCTGCAACGAATGTGACAAGTCACTATGCAGGAACACCCCCATAGCATAGGAGCAGGGCGACGGATTGAAGATGAAACGAGGCACAGGTGCCACCCTCACTCCGTCGACCAGCTTGGCTTTCTTCGGCTCTCGCTTGCCGAAACTGGTGGTGATGTGATCGAGGCGGTCTACGAACGCTGGCCGGGGCAACCCCACCAGCGTCCGCTTGCCCGCCTCAACAAACCCCTGCACGTGGCGCGATAGCATGGCCAACGCACGGGGATCACGTCTACTCTCAACACCGTTGAGCCTGTATTCTCCGGCATTGCCGGACGAAAACAGCTCATCAAGCCCCTCGGGCGTGGCCTGTTCAAAGGGCCGCGCCTTCGCTCCAACACCATGCCGCCTCCAAATTTCGAGGATCACGTCGGACGCCTGCAGGAAGTCTGCCTTGGTATCTGCACTAACGCCGGTAATGCGTTCGTGCACATACTCAAGGAAACGGGGGTGCAGCGTATCGGGATCGTGGACGGTGTAGTCACCCAGCTCCACGGCCTCATCCACAGAGGCTTTAGCCTCCGGCGGATACGCCAACCTCCTTCCAACTGTATGCATGGCATCCAGGGTCGGACCCAACAAGCCCCGGTCAGGGGTTACCTTTCTCGCCTTGTACCCAAACGAGAAAGGCAACTGACCACGACACACGGAAAAAGACGGCGATGCGCACTTCAAGCCCTTCGCGACTGCTTGCTGCAATCGTGATGACTTGCGCTCAAAGCGCGCCGACGACATCTGTTCTCCGCCCTGCACACCGTCCATGCCCTCCAGTTCGGCAAGCTTGCCTTGTTCGTCGTGTGACTGGAGGTGCACGTACGGTGCACGCGTGGTCTGAACCTGCGGAACCACGGCATCCGCATCCGGCACGCGGCGAATAACGACCCTCTCGTCATCAGCGCCCGTGACACCTCGAAACCTCACCCTCACGTCCCGTCTCCTCACGGCCCCCCGGCCGTACCTATCTGCCATCCACTGAACAAGCGAGCCAATGGTTTCGGGTCCCTTCATACCCGAGATGTGTCCCTCCTCTACAAGTGAGAGACACATAACGGGGGTATGAGAAACCTCGG